GATAGCCGGTATCGCTATCAAATTCGTCGCGATAGATGCCCGTTGCAATCGTGCTAACAAAATAAGGGGTCTGTTTTCGATTAGAGTTCCATGCCATGGTAACCTAATTTACACTTAAAAACCTTCGCTTAGAATCTTTTTGGCCGCTTCATGGTTGGGATGATTAGGGTTACAGACCGACGCCTCCTGCTGGAGCACAATGCTTTTATTGCCTTTGGTTACCCTAACGAACTCTTTTCGGAGCTTTTCTTTAATTTCTCTGGTGTTACCGCTGGCAAACAACCTAACCTTGCCACACAGATTTTGGAGGTCCGCCAAAGTCATTTCTTTTAGATTTTTTTCAAAAATCACGTTATCATTGGTTCCAAAATGATTAACCTCATGGATCCCTAAAATATCCTCAAGTTCTTCAATGTGAGAGAGGGTCTCGTCGTCCAGTTTTCCACTAGAATAGTGCATTTTAGTAATATCGAGTTTATTTTTTTTAGTGGATGCTGTGGCCTCTTTTGCAGGCGCTACCTTCTTTGTTGTCTTCTTTTTGGTGCTTTTTCTTTTTGCTGCCATATACCATAATAGTTTACACAGGATTTTTTCAAAAAAAAACTCCACCCCAAAACGGGGTGGAGCTGAATTGCTATAGGAAGCGTCTGATTACATAATCAAACCAACCAAAGCGCGGTTGTCAAGAACCATGCGTCCCTCTTCAAGGGAACCGTAGTAACCGATTCGCTGTTGCCTAATGGAGAACTGATCGTCCGCCACCAAGTTGAACTCAGAACCCGTGTCCGAATCCACAGCAATGGCACGCACAAGCGCATCACGACTGCGATCCAAACCAACTATGATCTGTTCCGTAGCTCCAGCAAACTGACTCGAAGCTGTCGTAGAATCATGATCAAGGTAATCGGTAGTGCCCGCGACAGTGTCAAACACTGTGTTGTAGCGCTTACCATCACCAAGCTCAAGGATTTCCATGATATTGATACCGAAGAACTCAGTAACACCACTAGATTTCCAGACCTCAGTACGTATTGCATCCGTTGCCGGAATAGATGTGACACCTGCCGTTGCCTGACGAGTATTTACAGGGTTATAGGCCATTGACCTAATCGACTCTACCACCTCTGGGGAAACCAAGAGGTCCGTGATGCCGTGCCGAGCCCCTGTTGGGGTACCTCCCGACCAAGAAGCATTAACGCGCTTAGCTTTAGTGATAAGCTTGTTAAGGTCATTCAGCTGGAAGACGTTTGCAGCAGTGGTACGGAAAACGTTACGGTTTTTAGCCGAAAACGAAGCTTTTCCGTTTGTTGCCTCAGCAAGAGCTGTCATCAACAGGTTAGAAGAAGTTCTCTCCTGTTTCAAAAGCACCTCTTGGGCCACTCGTGTGAATGTTTTTCCGATCACGTCCAACCGTGAACGAGAGGCATACTTTCTGTCGAAAGCAACCGCACTGTCCAAAGTGTAGGTTGTGAACTTGAGCTCTGAAGCTGTAGGTTGTACCATATTGGTAGGAAGACCTCCAGCAACAGACTGGCTATAAACCCTGATATAATCTTCGTCGAAAATGTTATAATACAAATCCAACGGAAGAGAGGGGTTGTCATCAGCGTTATACTGAAGCGGGGTGAATAGGTTGCTGAGGGTCGGAGCGTTATTAATAACTTCCGACACAACTGGACCAATAAACTCCGCTAAAGCAACTTGTGCAGCGTAAGCAGTATCGCGATTCTTAGAGGCCATAGCCTTAATAAGGTCAACTTGCTCAGGCGTTCTTTTTAATGTAATTTTCATTTTATTGTAATTCCTTTGCGTTATTATTATAACCCTCGGCGCGCCTCCCATGATGCAGAAGCATCAACGTGAACCATCGCGTACTGTGCCGTACCTGTGCCTGCAAATTCATCGGCTTGTCCGTTTTGAGATGTCCGATTACCTGTAGCAATAATATGTCCAACTACACGGTGCGTGTCTGCAAGAGCGGTAAGCGCAACACCATCCATGGTACCTGCGGTTGTACTAACCACAGCTACATTGCCCGGAATAAATGTGGCACTTTCCGTATACGCAGTATTTGCAAAGGTAAACAAACCTTTTGTTGCGACCGGAACGGCTTGACCGCTCAGAACCGCCTGTAACTCGTCAGCCTTAATCGGATTATAGATGAGCTTCTCACCGTTCTCATCATTTGCTATCGTCTGATTAAGCGTGACGCCTAATACGGGATTACCGGTTGTGGCAGCAATACACCGTAGAGGAACTTGAGGGTATTTGTCGGCTCCCAAGAAAGGATAGTCCGTCTTACCAAGGTAACTCGAGGAAGACGCGAACTCAATCACATCTTTCTTCAGATTACCACTCAACACCTTTACGAGCACGCCTGCACTACCGTTCCCATTTGTTGATGGATTGTCATCGACAATCTGGTTGGCGAACATGTTAATCACATCGTGATCACTGTATTGCCGGAATGGATATAGTCTTAATGCCATAATATTTTAATAAGTTATTGAAACTGTGTCAGGGTTAAAAGCCTTCATGAATTTGTCCCTAAGAGACTCTTCCTTTGAAGAAGCTTCATTGTTGTTTACAAGCGCAGACTCTTCGGAAACTTCAACGTTCTCGACCAAGTCCTCAACTGTTGGCTCTTCCTTTTCCGAAGCTTTTGCTTCGCCAAGGTTAGCCAAACGCTTTTGAAGCTCTTCTTCTACTTTCGTCTGAAAGGCCGCTTCCTGCTCCTCCTTGTAGGCTTTACCCTTATGCTTAAGGATAACCCCAAGTTTTTGCTGATAGTGTTCAAAAGCAGCCTCCGAAGACTCGAGCGCAACTACCTCCTTGGCAAGGACAGCGCGGTCGCTATCATCCAAGTCGTAGTGCGAATCGATATTTTCCATTCTGCTATTGAACAACTCCTCTGCTTTAGCAGAGGTAATAGTAGTCTCTAAAGAGGATATTTTCTCTTGAGCCTCTTCGAGCTGCTTCTTAAAATCCTCAATATTGGCTTTGGCTTCCTCGGCGCGAGTAATCGCTTGGGCCTTCTTATTTTCGGCCTCTTCTTTCTCTAGCTTCCACTCGGCATCCTTCTCACGGATTTTATCCATAATGACGGTTGCCATGTTAGCTACAGACTCTTGCGTATACTCGGACTTTTTGCCTAACCTAGAATCGAGGATTCTTTCGAACTCTGTTGTTAATTCTTTAGTGTCCATAGTTTTAAAACTCTTATCATTTCTTACATTAAATTCTTCGTTTTGGGAAATTTTTAAAATATTATTTTTAATTTTTCTTAAATCACTTTTCAAGGTAGAAGCCTCTTTTTCGTCTGATTCGAGGCCTAAACCCTCTTGAGTGGCAACCCCTTGTACGTCTGCCGCAGGTTTAGTCGTGAAGCCGATACCCAACGGAAAGACTTCTCCTGCCACCAAACGATAAACGGGCGTTCCATCGTCTAAGGTGCCATTTCCGTCAAAAGCTCGCAAATATTTTTCAAATTCTTTAATTTGCTGAGGATCTGTGATTATTTCCGCTTCGCTCAAGTTCTGAGAGCCAACTGCAATATGATAATCATTAAAACCAAGCTCCCAACTTGCTGAAACTTTATTATAATCCACATCCTTCGGGTCACTGGCCTTTAACAACAAATCGGCGAACTCAGGATTCACAGTCTTGTAAATTACAGCTGCGAGTGAAATATAAAAAGGATCTACCCTATCTTGGATTTTACGGGTATTAAGAATTTTTTCATTTTCCATATCCGTAAATGCTGCATTTACGATATGCCCCACCACCTTGTTTTTCTTGTGCTCGATATTTGTAGGTTTGTGGACGAAGTAATCCACAAGATCTTTTGCGGTCGCCGAATTAATTCCGTCGCCATTTCTGTTGAATCTATTAACAATAGCTGCATTAAAAGCAGCCCCCACCAAATCAATATTACGATCCAAATCTATACCCTTTGGGATCAAGGGTTTTAAATTATCCAGAGAAGCGACGCTGATACTTAAATCTTTTTCTAAATCATCTGTTGCGAAAATTTCGAAGCTAAACTCTGTTTTAAAGCTATAGGGCTCACTCATACCTTGTATGTTACACTTTTTTAATCTTTTGGTGAATTCTTCAAACTATGATATAAAATCGCTGACGCATATTCGTCTAACGAATGCTCTACGCTAATATCCACCACCCCTCTCAGAGTCTTGAGTTGTAAAAGCTTTTGGCTATCTTTTATGCAATTTACGCCCGTTTTCTTCCAATCTGCCTTATCGCACGCCGAAACCACAAGCTCACAAACCTTTTCTAAAACATTCTTTTGATCTTTGCTTAGCCGTTTCTTTTTAAAAACCTTCTTGGCTTCGGTTGTTAGGTCTACATGAAACCTGTTAGTAGCGTCAATGACCTCCTTGATGGTATTGACCGCGTAGGTTTTCTTGGCGCCTGTCTTGGATCCTAGTGGACGACCCGGGGATTTGGGGGTTTTGGTCTTTTCTTCCTCCATCATTTTCATGCTACGCGGGTGTTTAATTTCCTCCAGTTCCATTTCTTGAGGTTCTTCGAAGACCGGCACCCCTCCCACCAAGGGATTATACCATCCCCTTTTCCGATCCTCTAAAAATTTCTCTTGGGCAGTTTCTAGCTCTTTCTCCGAAGGAAAAACTCCCGTATCAATAACTTTCATCCCTTCTTCTGGCGGTAAAATACCCAACTCCATCATACGTGTAATAACGCGCTGGACTTGGTTCTCGTCTTTCATATCGATGTCTTCGAAATGTGCTTTAGGTGATTTTCTAAAGCCAAAATCCTTGCAAATTTGATCTATTTCCGGCTGTAAAAACTCATTCAGAAAAGCTTCTCGAGACTCTCGCAATCGCTGCAAAAATAGCTGGGCCTTAATTGTGGCATTCGCAAACTTTTCTTCTCCTAGTATAACATTCTGCAGACCTTCTTTAATATCTTGGTTCACTATCTCATACTTGGATGGACCAATTACCTTCTGGAGATCCGGGATGATAAAATCTGCTTTTGTGGTATAATCACTAACCAATACACGCCCCACGCTCTGATTAGTAAACAAAGATTGCATGGCTCGCACGTTACGCGGATTAATACCCCCTTTATCTGGAGTTGTCCCCATCGTAATCATCAACACAACGTTTTCCACGGTACGACAAATAGCTTGATCAATTTTTTTCATCTCCATCTTAAAATTAATATCATCAAGCACCGCAAACCCAAAAGGTACGCCAAAAGGCTCGTAATCTTGCTTTTTGTAGAAAGCAAATCTTAATTTAGCTGGATCCAAAACAACCATCATACCTGAAGGAGTCCAAGCGTTTTCCCGAATGCGCTTTTTAATGTTTGAGGGTAAAGCGTCATACAGCTCCCTATCTGTATCATTCTTGGGATTCTTTAATCTCTCGACTTCGTATTCGCTGAGTATTTTAGAAAAAAAGCGCACATCAAATGATGTTGTTCTCTGGGCCACCACATCAAAGGGATTTAACAAAATATATTTAATAGGAATTTTGTTGGTTTTAGCCACTAGTCCCAGATTTCTAATTTTTGCAAACTCGTCTGCTTTAAATTTTCCATCGATGGTAAAAAGAAAAATATTACCGCTTCTATAATACTCTCTAAAAAATTGGTCCTTCAATCCCCAAACCCCTATTTTCTTGAGCCACGAATTAATAAACCGTCTAGACGTTTCGTTCCCCCCTTCTAGATAAAGAGGAGAGTTGGCAAAATCAGCCATCATGTCAATAGAGTTGCGAAAAATAGCTACATTACAATACGCTTTTTGGCATAACTCAATTGCATCCCTAACATTAACCCCATCGAACCCATACTCATAAGGAAGCAGCCCCGCTCGGATATTATTATACGCATAAAGCTTCGGATTAACAGCGATTTGATTTCTACGTCGATCAGTAGACCCACTGCCGCCCCCCGTAGGATTAGAGTTGCGCGTGTACGCTTCCGACGTATAATCGTAAAAAGAATCTCCCACTAGCTGGGGTTCATAATCTTCTTTTCCAGCAAGGCTTTCGTAAGGATTGTTGGGGTACTGAAAATTTTTCTCAAATTTTTTCCAATAGTCTGATCTTTTTGTATATTTCCGCGTGGCCATGTTAAATTTTACACTGATTTAATTAAAAGTGACTTTCAAAAGTCAAAAGTTAGGTTATAAACATCGGTTCGAATGTTTCTATTATATCCGACTTAGGTTGTTTTTTCGAGTCAAAATAGATTTTCGTCATCCAATTAGCCAACACCAAAGCAGAATAAGAATCCTTTCTAGCTTTATCGGGGCCAGTTTGGCGCCGCAAGTTAGACGGCAGATCAAACGTTTGGGTGCCTTGTGCGGTGGTTGTAATCTGTATGAGGGCACATTCGTTTTTCGTTAAATTAATCATATCTGCTTGGTGCTCTATAAAGTCTATCATTTTGGCCCCCTTGTTTTGCTTATTTGCGTCTTTTGAGTTTAAAAATTTCAATTCGTCTATGGGGATTATTTTGTTTTTTTGGGAGGTATAAGTATCATCGATTGCTTGGCTGGCGAAAAGCAGTCGTCTGTGGTCAAAGTTGGCTTGCAACAACTCGTTGCCCTGCCGAATCCAATGGCTTGTAGGTTTGCGCAAAATCACATACCTGTTGTCTCCCTTGTTGTATTGCCGCTTGTATTGACGCAGATTCTCCTGATACTCCTCGGGTTTATCAAAAGGTACCTCAATCTGCTTTAATTTAATTTCTTTTTGTTTGAAAGTTTCGCTTTCATTACACGCCTGTAAAAACTGTACTCCCCCATTGTAGTCGCCACATACAGCCACAATATTAAAATTCTCCAAGCAAAATAAAAAATATCTCATATGGTATTTCAAAGATGTACCCGCCAAAGCATAACTGTGGACCAAGACAGCCCTTTGTTGCTCTTCGTTCAGTTTTAATATTTGTATTGCAAAATCATCAGAGCTTTCTGTTTGGGACCACGACGGATCAAATGCCAAAATATATTGAGAGTCAACACTCCCC